CTCGATTTTCCAGATTTATAACCAAATTCACACGTTAGGGGGGTGGTGACGATTGGCAGACAAATTAAGAACAGACGTTGGCATTGATAAAATAAAGGATTACCTTATGTCGAGGATAGATACATCTAACCCTGTGGAGGTTGAAAAAGTTGGTAGGTACTTAAAGCACATTGAGATGTACAGACGGATGGAACGGACCGTAAAAAAAGAGGGCGTATCCGTTATGACAACTAATGCTAGTCAGACGTTTGTTAAGTCCCACCCTCTACTAAACGAAATGAATAAAGTGAATTCATCGATTATGAACATAGAACGTACTTTCAATTTTATTGACGATAAAAACGATGGGAAACCGAAGTTTACAGCAAGTGATTTGATATAGATGAAAATAAATAAACACGTTAAATATTATATGAACCAATACGAAACTTGCAAAATTAAAGTCAGTAAGTATTTGGTTCTTTTATTTTCCTATCTAAAAAAATACGTTCTTAATCGTGATGATATTTATTTTGATGAAGTCACTCATGAAAGATACATTGCTTTCACCGAAAAGAATTACTTTAAATTAATGCCGTTTCAGAAGTTTATAACTGCGTTTGTATTCCTTTACTACAAAGAAGGTAACTACCCATTCTTTGAGCAATTCTTTTTATACAAAGCGCGTGGAGCTGGTAAGAACGGATTAATTTCATCATTAGTTAATTTCTTTATTAGCGATCTACACGGTATCGATAATTATAATGTGTCGATTGTGGCTAATAGTGAAGAACAAGCAAAAACATCTTTCAATGAAGTTTATGACACTATCAAAAATTCCAATAACAGTGATGTTCTAGAGTCGTTGTTTTACGCAACTAAATCAGAGATTACTAGTCGAACCAATAACAGTAAAATTAAATACCACACTTCCAACGCCAAAACAAAGGATAGCTTACGTGATGGGTGTGTTATTTATGATGAGGTTCACGAGTATGAAGATTCAGCTATTGTTGATGTATTTTCATCTGGTTTAGGAAAAGTAAAACATTCAAGGGAGTTCTTTATCACTACAGATGGTTTTGTTCGCGGTGGTTACCTAGATGATTTAAAAGAGCGTGCTATTCGTGTTCTCAAAGGTGAATCGTTAGACGATCCTTTGTTTGTGTTCATGGCCACATTGGACGATGAATCGGAAATGAACGATGAATCGAATTGGCAAAAAGCTAATCCAATGTTTCATGAACCGATGAGTGAATATGCGAAAGAATTATTTAGGAAAGTTAAAACTCAATACATTTCACTAGGAAATTCTAAGCCATCCGCAAGAATCCGTTTTATGACTAAGCGTATGAATTGCCCAGCAACGGATTTAACAACTTCAGTTGCTACATGGGAAGAAATTTGGAGAACCGGTTATGAAACAAATCCGAATGATGAACAAAAGATATTAAGAAAAGTTCCAGACCTTAAACACCGTGTGGCTGTTGGTGGATTAGATTTTGCAAGTATTCGTGACTTTGCAGCAGTCGGTCTTTTGTTCAAGGTTGGTGAAGATTATATTTGGAAAACTCATTCGTTTGTTAGACAAGGTTTTTTAAACAACGTAGAACTTCAAGCACCTATAAAAGACTGGGAAGAAGCAGGATTATTAACCATATTAGATGGTCCAGTTATCGATATAAAACATATCGTTAATTGGTTTGTTGAAATGCGAGAGTCATATGGGGTGAATAGAATTGTGGCCGATACGTTTAGACTAGATTTGGTTAAGAGCGCACTTGAAGCAGAAGGATTTGAATTAATTTATATACGAAATCCGAAAGCTATTCACTCTCTCTTAGCACCACGAGTGGAGACGCTTTTCGCTCAACATAATGTTATTTATGGTGATAATCCTTTAATGCGATGGTACACCAATAATGTTTATGTACAGATAAAGAAAGATGGTAATAAAGAGTATTTGAAAAAAGATGAAGTAAGAAGGAAAACGGATGGATTCCAAGCGTTTATTCATGCTCTATGGCAAGCGGATAACATCTTGGAAGATGAAGAGGATTTTTACTTAGATGCAATTGATTTTTAGGGAGGTGATTAAAAATAGGATTCCTGGACTTGTTTAAAAAAAACAGTGAATACGAAATTATGCTGGATTTAGATTTATTGGAAGATACTTCAAATCGAATCCAGATGAAAAAAATAGCTATTCAAACGTGTATAAACTTAATCGCTAAGACTATTAGTATGTCTGAATTTCGAATAAAAGATGGTAAAAGGTCTATTAAAAACGAAATGTATTATCGCCTAAATGTTAAACCAAATTTGAATCAATCTGCAGCAACCTTTTGGGAACAAGTCATTTACAAACTTGTTTACGATAACGAATGTTTAATTATTCAATCCGATACACAGGATTTATTAGTAGCCGATACGTTTACCAGGACTGAATACGCACTCTACGGTGACACTTTCAAAGATGTCACTATTAAAAATCACACGTACCAGAGGACATTTAAAAGAGAAGACGTTATTTATCTGGAATATAACAATGAAAAGTTAACTCGAATTATTGATGGTCTCTATTCTGATTATGGAGAATTATTTGGTCGTATTATTAACGCTCAAAAAAGAAAAGATCAAATTCGAGGAACTGTTGATATTGAAGGAGTAAATGGTACTGCTGAAGAAAAAAGAGATAAAATCCAGAATTTTATCAATAAGATGTACAGTGCTTTTACCAATAAAGATATTGCTATTGTTCCGCAACAAAAAGGCTATAAATACGAAGAGCATACTGGTAAAGGAACCAAAACCCAATCTGTTGATGAAGTAAATAAAACAGCGGATGGGTTTTTAATTATGATTGCGAGAGCGATGCAAATACCTCCCGCTCTAGTTCTCGGTGAAATGGCAGATGTAGAAAAACCTACACGTAATTTTATGCTTTTTTGCATCGATCCATTTATAAAGAAAATTGGTGACGAGCTTAATAGCCAGATTTTTAGTAAAAGTGATTACTTGAAAGATAGAAAAATGGATATTCGTAGGCCGACTTATCGAGATATATTTGATGTCGCTTCAGCTGTAGACAAATTACGTGCTGGCGGTATGTATAACGGTAACGAATTACGTGATAAGTTGGGAGATGAACCTGTTGATGATCCAATACTCGAAAGGTATTACATTACTAAAAACTATACCGAGGATGGCGACTCGGGAGGGGGTGAGAGTGAGTGAACAAATTTGACATAAATAAAATACTTAATATAAAACAACAGTTTGAAATTGTAAACCAGGCCGAAAAAACATTGAAACTATCAATTTATGGATTCATCGGTGGTTGGAGAAACAGCGCTGAGAACATTCTACGTCAAATTGAAAACGCAGATGTCGAGGAAATCCATGTACACATCAATAGTGGTGGAGGTTCAGCTTTTGATGGTATTGCTATTGGAAATATCCTAAAGAATCATAAAGCAAAAGTCGTTATTCATATCGATGGTTGGGCCGCTAGTGCTGCATCTATTATTGCAATGGCTGGTGATGAGATCGTTATGCCGAGTAACACAATGCTAATGATTCACCAAGCAAGTACATTTGAATATGGAAATGCTGAAGCGTTTGAGAAAACTGCCAAAGATTTACGGAAAGTTGATAAAGCAGTTACGGCCTCTTATCGAAATCGTTTTGTTGGTAGCGAAGACGAACTTACAGAGTTGTTAAAGGATGAGACTTGGTTAAATGCAGATGAAGCAGTTGCTTTAGGATTTGCAGATACCGTTACTGATGAAATTGAAATTGTGGAACCAGATGAATCACAAGAAGAACCCGAAAACCTAAAAGAAAGTTTAGTTGCTAAATATGCAGCGCAACAAAATAAACCAGAACCAAAAGAGCCTGAACAGAAAACTGCACCTAAGCAGAACCTATCAGCGCTCTTTTTAAATTTAAAATAAAGGAGAATGACAATGCCAATTACATTTACAAATTTCGAAGAACAAAAATTAGCATTTGCTAAAGCAACACAGGAAGGAACTCCAGAAGAACAGACAGAAGCATTAAATAATATGCTTCAAGCACTAGCTAATGACGTACAGAAAGATATTATGAGAGAAGTGAATACACATATCGCTGACAATTCTGTACTTCAATCACGTGGGCAAAACGTTTTAACTACTGAAGAAACCAAATTCTTTAATGCAGTTATCGAAGAAGGTGGATTTAAAGATATTGACACTCTTCCTAAAACGACTCAAGAGCGTGTATTTGAGGATTTAGTAGAAGCACATCCACTATTAACGCATTTAGGAATTCAAAATTTAGGTGCGGTAACAGAATTTATTTATTCTGATCCAGAAGGTGCAGCGGTATGGGGCGATTTATTCGGTGATATCCAAGGGCAATTAAATGCGACATTCCGAAAAGAGTCTATCACTCAACTTAAATTAACTGCATTTATTCCTATTCATAATGATATGTTACAACTTGGACCAGTATGGATTGAGCGTTATGTACGTACCATGATTGTGGAAGCTATGACAGTTGGTTTAGAAAAAGGGTTTGTTGCCGGAAACGGACAATCACAACCGATTGGGCTTCTTTATGAAAAACAAGAAAATGGGGCAGTTGTGGAAAAAACGTCTGTTGATACATTAACTTTTGAACCAGGACGTAAAACAATTAATGAGTTAAAAGGCGTAGTTGAAAAACTTTCTATCCGTCCAGTTGGAAAGGATAATAAAGAAAAAGTTCGTAATGTATCTGGAAAAGTAGTTATGGTTACTAATCCTTTTGATACTTTTGGTATTCGTGCAAATGCTACCGTACAAAATGATAGCGGCGCTTATGTCACTAACTTACCATTCAATCCTATTCAAACGGAATCTATATTCGTTCCTAAAGGTAAGGTATTGTTCTTTGTTAAAGGTGAGTACATCGCTGCTATTGGCGGAGCAATGCAAGTTAATAAGTTTGACCAAACACTAGCAATGCAAGATGCACAGTTATATATCGCTAAACAATACGCAACAGGTAAACCAAAGGACAATTACGCTGCACAAGTTTATGATTTAAACCTTGATTTAAATAAAGCAAGTGAACCAGAAGAACCAAAAGGAGCATAAGAGAGGGTGATCTAATTTGGTCACACCAGAATTGATAGAAACGTTTAAAGACCGAATGCATATATCGCACAACGAGGACGATAACTTGAAACAGTTATTGTCCTTTTCAATTTCGTATATTAGAAGTAAGTGTGGGGAATTTGATATTGAAGGTGACTCAGATACGGACATCCAAGCAAAGGAACTTGTATTAGAGCGTACCCGATATGCTTACAACGATGCAGTAGAATACTTTGAGAATAATTTCTTGAGTGAAATTAATAGCCTCTCCTTAGATATCACATTAAAAAAAGAAGGTGAATCGGATGAGAGAGTTTAAATATAAACCACCAAGAGTTCATAGTGGTGAATTACGTACACCAGTTACTTTTTATGAGTATGTTCCTAATCCTGGTCCCGAACCAGGAGAAAAGGAGAAGCAAGTGCTTTATGAGTGTATGGGGAAGATTGATGAAGTATGGATGAAAGACCTGGAGCAAGCGAAAACCAATGGAACCGTTGAGGATATCACCATTACGATTAGGGATCCATTAGACGATTACCTTCCTACCAACAAACACTATATTGAAGTTGATGCTCGTGGTTATAAAGGGAAGAAATTTAATGTAAAACACAGTTTTCCCGACCCACAGAATAGTGCATTTATAAAGATTGTGGGAGGTATCACATCATGAGCGCAAATGTAACTGGATTAAATAAGTTATTAGGTGATTTAGAACAACATCTAGGTAAACAAGCCATGCAACGCATCAGTGATGAAGCATTAAAAGCAGGAGCTAAAGTATTCGTGAAGGAATTACAAGAACAAGTAAAGACCTTTTCTGATGGTAAGGGCTATTCCGAAGGGTACACTTTAGAAGAGATCACCGTATCAGAACCAATGTGGGTTGGTGGTGTACGTACCATTAAAATTCACTGGAAAGGCCCTCATGGCCGTTACCGAGTAATACACCTAAACGAATGGGGTACCGTTAAAAATCCTAACCCACGGGGTAAAGGCGCGATTGCAAGAGCAATGAAAAATGCAGAGGGTGCTTACCGAAAAGCTATCATGGAAGCAATAAGGAGAGGGTTGTAATGGATATTTTGTCAATTGTTTATAATCACCTTATTGCGGATCCGTATATCAAGGAACAAGCATTTGGAAGGATTAAGTATTATGAATATCCAGAGACTGGAGATGTAATCAACCCTCATATTGTTCTAGACCCTCTTGATGATGGTAGTCCTATTAATTTCGCGGATAATACATGGACTAAGCTGGATTTTTTAATACAAATTGATGTATGGACACGTAACCGAACCATAACGTTAAATCTAGCAAATACAATCCGAGATATTATGTGGAATGAATTAGGATTCAAACAAATTAAAGGTCCCAACGAATACGATGAGGGTGTTTTTAGAAAAGCAGATAGGTACAGAGGAACTTTATATCGTGAAGACTTTGACAGCTTATAAGGCTGTCATTTTTATTTTAAATAAGGAGTGATTAATTTGGCAGGAGAAGAAAAGAATTATCGTGCATCCACAGGAGTTGACGAATTTTATTATGGTGAAATAGGAGACACTACTGCAGCAACGTATATAGAACGAGTGAAGTTTTTACAAAATATTACCGTTGAAATGCCGCAGGAAGTAGTTCGTGCGTTCGGCGATAACACAACAGCAGAATTAGCCGTATCAAACGGTAATATCTCAGTTAACTCTACGTTTCACAAAATCCCAATTGAAGATAAACAGAAATTGTTGGGGTGGGAAACTGTGGAAGGTCTAACTGCTACTGGGAGCAATGACAATCCACCTTATGTAGCGGTTGTATTTGCTAAAACCTACGAAGATGGGTCAAGGCAATATGTTGGGCTTCCTAAGGGCATGTTCACTCGCCCTAACGTAACCGGACAAACCAAAGGAGAAAGCACTGAATTTTCTACAGAAGAAATTTCAGCACAGTTTATGGATCGAGAAATAGATGGTTTTTCTGAAGAAAAATCCGTTATTTTTGGCGAGGATAAAAAAGGTTCAACTACTAATCGTGATGCAATATTCCAGAAGGTTTTTGGTAAACCACATCCGGATGCCGGAACACCTTCAGAACCGGAGGGAGCGTAACCCATGACAAAGGATGAAATTAAAGAAAAACTTACCGAACTTGGAATTGAATTTAATGAGAAAATGAAAAAGGACGAACTCGCAAATTTACTTCAAGCGGAATTAGAAGTCGCTGAATTGGAACAAAAACCTAAAAAATATATTGTTGTACATGATTTTAAAGACTTAGAGGATAATGGCGCAATTTATTTTAAAGGTGATAAATATCCACGAAAAAGTGTTCAAGTGGATGATGAACGTATTCGAGAACTCTTATCTACTAATAACAAAATTGGAAAACAACTAATCAAAGAGCAGGAATAATCCCTGCTCTATTTTTATGGAGGTAATTAAATGGCTGAATTAATAAGAAATATGATCGAATTGATTAAGAATCCGAAAGAAGTGGCAAAGGGTGGAGAACCTGAATTCGAAAAATATTGGACTCCAATGCATATAGGCTTAGATACACTCTACGAAGCTGTAGATTTAAATGAAGAACTAGAAAAACCGATTAAAAGTGCTAAAGATGAAAAAGGACGAATTGATAAAATGTTGGTATTCGTTTCAGATAAAGTTTATGGTGGTCAATTCACAAAAGAACATTTACAAAAAGGACTTCACAGCCCGACGGCGATTCAAACACTTCAAGAACAAATTTTATTTGTGGCAAGAGGTATGCAAAGTGAAGCAACAAAAAAGTACCTGGAGAAGAATCGCTGACGGATGAAGACTTCACGCCAAAAAAGCAAAAAGAATACCTAGACAAGCTGATATTAGATTTAATGGAATCTGGTAAGGACATAAATGAAATCCTTAAGATGCCCTATAATTTTGTCATTGAATTGCTCGCTGAAAAGAATAAACCGAAAGAAGAAAAATCGCTTATTGCTGCATTTGGTGGATAAGCATTTTTTTATCTCCAAAGAAAGGAGGTAAACCGTGCAAAAACTTGAAGGACTATCGATAGGATTAAGTCTTGATGATATACAGGTACAACAAGGGTTAACAGGTCTTAAAAGACGTTTAACTAGTGTAAATGCTGAAATGAAATCCAATATGTCAGCATTTGACCGTTCGGATAAATCTATAAGGAAATATGAAACTCGTTTGTCTGGCCTTAATAAAAAACTAGAAGTTCAAAAACGGGTAACTGAACAAGCTAGAAAACAGTATGAAAAAATGGTCGAAGAAAACAAATTGGGTACTATCGAAGGCGAGAAAGCAGCAAGAGAGTATCACAACCAAGCGGCCGCATTAAAGAACTTAGAACGCTATGTTGGCAAAACCACAGATGAATTAGAAAAACTTAGAAAAGAACAAGCCTTTCAAGAATCCGGTTGGGGTAAATTATCCACTAATCTTGATACGTATTCACAAAAAATGACCAATGCTGGCGAAACTTTAACAGGCATTGGACAAAATATGTCGATGAAAGTTACCGCGCCAATTGTAGCTGGCGGAACCGCAATATTTAAGGCTGCAATGGATTTTGAAAGTGCATTTACTGGTGTTTCTAAAACGTTTAGTGGAACTGAAGAGCAACTCGCGGACTTGGAAGTAGCTATTCGAGACATGGCCAAAGAAATTCCTGCATCAACAACCGAAATAGCAGCAGTAGCAGAAGCGGCAGGGCAATTAGGAATTAAATCCGAATCTATCGAAGGTTTTACCCGAACAATGATCGATTTGGGCGAAGCTACCAACATGACATCGGAAACAGCAGCAACGGAATTTGCTAGATTTGCCAACATCGTGGGTATGTCTCAAGATGACTTTGATAAACTAGGAAGTTCTGTTGTAGCTTTAGGGAATAGCATGGCCACCACAGAAGCTGAAATATCTAGTATGGCTATGAGGTTAGCAGCACAAGGTTCGCAAGTTGGTATGTCCGAAGCGCAAATAATGGCTTTGTCCGCAACGATGTCCTCTCTTGGGATTGAAGCAGAAGCAGGCGGTACGGCCATGACCACAGTTCTTAAAAAGATTGATAAAGCTGTAGGTGATGGAGGAAAAGAATTAAATAAATTTTCTAAAGCTGCAGGGGTTTCATCTAAGGAATTTTCAAAAGCGTGGAATGATGATCCAATCAAGGCACTAGATATGTTTGTTAAAGGTCTTGATAAATCCAGTGGCGAAGGCAAAAACTTAACCACTATCCTTAGTGATTTAGGCATTAAAGGGATCCGTGAAGCTGATACTATTTTACGTATGGCTGGAGCTAGTGATTTATTATCCGAAGCGGTTAAAACTTCAAGTGATGCTTGGGAAGAAAACACCGCATTAAGTGATGAAGCTTCTCAAAGATATGCTACTACTGAATCACAATTAAAAATCATGTGGAACCGAATAAAAGATGTAGGTATTGAATTAGGTGAAGCTTTGATACCTGCCGTAATGGATGCAATAGATGCAGCAGAGCCACTTTTTGAAATGATCGAAAGTGGAGCAAAGGCATTTTCCGAAATGAGTGAAGAAGAACAACGGACAATCCTAAAAACAATTGGATTGGTTGCAGCCATCGGACCGGTGTCTCTAGTGTTAGGTAGTACTTTTAAAGTGGTTGGTACGTTAACTGGTGGTTTGTCCAAGCTAACTGGTTGGATAGGAAGAACTAGTGTTAATTCACGAAAGGCTAGTAAATCTCTTGATCTATTAGGAAACAGCGCAAAAGTTAATAATCTATCTATAGATACGTTTGGTAAATCAGTTGACAAGGTAGGCAAATCTTCTAAAAAATCGAGAGGCCTATTACGTGGATTTGGTAAAACTGCTAATAGTACAGGTAAAGGAGCATCTAAATTAACTGGACTGGTTGGTAAGGCTGGCGGAGCGTTCAGTAAGTTAGGTGGAGTTACAAAAATAGCTGCAGGAGGTTTAAGGTTCCTTGGTGGTCCCATGGGATTATTAGCATCCTTTGCTATCCCTGAATTAATAAAAGGCGGGGTAGGTTTAGTTAACCATTTAAGAGATGATTCTATCCCTGCTATAACCGATTTTGGTGACAATGTTTCAGAAGCTACTACGGAAGCCGTATTAGGGTACAAAGCGTTAAATGATGAAGCTACGGAACAATTAAACCAATTAATGTGGTCAAGCCAAGAAATCACACCAGAAATCTCTAAACAACTAACTAGTACGTTTGGCGAAATGGGCGAACAAATCAAAACGTCCCTTAAAGAGGATTTTGACGAAAGCTATCAATCTTTAAGTGGTTTTCTATCAAACAGTAAATCGTTAAGTGATAAAGAACAACAAGCTATATTGGACAACATGAAAACCAAGCAAAAAGAGCAACAATCAGCTGTTGATAATAGCGAAAAAAGAATTAAAGAAATAATGGATAAAGCTAGTAAAGAAAAACGCTCTTTAACCGAAGCTGAAAAGAATGAAATCAATCGCATTCAAGACGAAATGATGAATACTGCGGTTAAAACTTTGTCTGATGGTGAAGTGGAGCAAAAAGCCATTCTAGAAAGCCTTAGAAGTGAATCTAAAAACATAACATCTAGGCAAGCTGCAGAAACAGTAAAGAATAGTTTAGAGGCTAAAAAGGGAACTGTAAAAGAAGCAAAAGAAAAATACGATGAAGTAGTGGCTGCTACGATTCGTGAACGTGATGAAACTGGATCAATTACAGCTAAACAAGCAGACAAAATAATTGCGGAAGCAAAAAAACAACGTGATGAATCAATAAAAAATGCAGAAGATATGCATAATGGTGTTGTTAAACAGGCGAAGAAACAAGCAAAAGGTCAAGTTGATGAAATTGACTGGGCGACAGGGGAAGTGCTATCAAACTGGGATAAAATGATTCGCGGAGTTGCTAAAGCAGTAAACAAAGTAACTGGTGGTATTAACTGGGTTCTAGATAAAATTGGAGTCAAAGAAATACCTGAGTGGAAGCCAAAAGGTTATGCAATTGGTACACCTTCCGATGGCCATCCGGGGGGCGCCGCAATCGTTGGTGAGAAAGGAAGAGAGTTAGCGTATATCCCAGGACAAGGGGTTACGCTACTTGGAACCAAAGGACCAGAACTACACCCTAATCTACCAAAAGGGACAGCAGTATTACCGAATAAACAAACCGAACAAATGCTAAAAAGTTACGGATTTCCAGGTTACGAAAATGGAATTGGTGACTTTTTCTCTTGGGTTGTAGAAGGTCCTAAAAGGCTAATGAGTAAAGTGTGGGATAAATTTAAACCGGAATTTCCAAATGTAGGTGTAGGTGGAGCTCTAACAGATATGGGTAAAGGGATTGTAAGTTATCTAAAAGATAAATCATTAACTTATATCAAAAACAAACTAACCGGATTTTTCGATGGAGGTTCCGTATCACCCACAGGCAAAGGCGTATCCAGATGGAAAAACGTTATCCTCCAAGCAGCTGCGGCTATGGGCGAAAAAATAACAGGTGCAGAACTTAACGGTATTCTTGCCCAGATTCAAAGAGAGTCTGGTGGTAACGAAAAGATTATCCAGTCATCTGCAGTATGGGACGTTAATACTGCTGCAGGAAATCCAGCAAGAGGTTTATTACAGTACATCCCACAAACTTTTGCTGCTTATAAAGTACCTGGTCACGGTAATATTTATAGTGGTTATGATCAGTTGTTGGCGTTTTTCAACAATAAAACCTGGAGACGTGACTTACCATACGGTCGTAGAGGTTGGGGCCCTAGAGGTGGACGTAAGTTTGGAACTGGCGGATTAATAAACACAGAAGGGCTTT